GATAGATAGGAGAAAAAAACTATTAAAAAAGCAGTTTGGACTCCCCCATCATCTTTAGATGCACCCCCTGCGCCTGCAGGATTTCATCACAGGTGGATAAGAGCTGAAACTATGGGCTTTGTAGATACAAAGAACATAGCCGGCCGATTAAGATCAGGATACGAGCTTGTAAGAGCTGATGCATATCCAGGATCGGAATATCCAGTGGTGACGGAAGGCAAATACAAAGGGGTAATCGGAGTTGGTGGCCTATTGCTGGCAAGGATATCTGAAGAGATCGTCAAAGCGCGCGATGAGTATTTTAGAAAAATTACTCAAGACAGAGACGACGCTGTTGAAAGCGATCTTATGAAGGAACAGCACCCAGGTATGCCGATCAATGCTGAGAGGCAAACCCGTGTAACCTTCGGTGGTACTAAGAAAGACTAATTTATTAGCGATTCTTACCCAACGAAATTTTATTAATAAGGAGATAAACATGGCAAATCAAGACGCTGCCTTCGGCTTTAGAGCTGTAAGGCATTTATCAGGCGGAACACCTAGAACAGAAGAATATTTAATTGCTTCTGGTCTTACAAAGGTAATTTACACTGGTTCCCCTGTCATGGCGGTTTCTACTGGAGTGATCACTTTAGGCACTGTTAGTGCAGTCCAACACCTTGGAGTGTTTAACGGTTGTTTCTATACAGATCCAACTACAAGTAAACCAACATGGAAAGCATACTATCCAGCAAGCACAGCAGCTGCTGATATTAAAGCTTCCGTATACATGGACCCAGCTATTGTGTTTGAAGCACAACACGATCAAACTGGAACAGCAGCCCTAAACTTTGCAACAGGAAACTTTGTAGGTGTGGGTGGAAGTACCATTACTGGTCAATCAACTTCAGAAATAGATACTTCTGACTTTGATACTACCGCTGGTGGTTTTAAACAGATCGGAATCTCTCATGATCCCGATAACAGCGATACGAGTGCAGCTAACTGTAACGCGTACGTTGTGTTTAACCAAACTGAGCATGTATTTACATTTGAAACAGGAGTATAGGAGTATAAAAACATGGCAATATCAAGAGCACAACTAGTTAAAGAACTAGAACCAGGTTTGAATGCACTATTCGGCCTGGAGTACAAAAACTATGCTAACGAACACTCACAAATTTTCGATACAGAAAATTCAGACAGAGCTTTTGAAGAAGAAGTTATGTTATCTGGATTCGGAAATGCGGGTGTAAAACCTGAAGGTCAAAGTGTCAACTACGACGCGGCAACAGAAACTTTCACGGCTCGTTATACGCATGAAACGCTTGCTTTAGCGTTCTCAATCACTGAAGAAGCGATTGAAGATAACTTGTATGATAGACTTGCGTCTAGATATACAAAAGCATTAGCTAGATCTATGGCTAATTCTAAACAAGTTAAAGCAGCAAATGTTCTTAACAGAGCGTTTAACAGTTCATACACTGGCGGAGATGGTTTAGAACTTTGTTCAACTGCACACGTAATTGTGTCTGGTACAGAACAAAATGAACTATCTACTGCTGCGGACCTTAACGAAACATCTTTAGAGCAAGCAATGATTGACATTGCAGCACTAACTGATGAACGTGGTCTGAAAATTGCGGCTAAAGGAATGAAAATGATTGTTCCTTCTGCGCTTCAATTTACTGCTGAAAGATTGATGAAATCTGTAGGTAGAACTGGAACAGCTGATAATGATCTCAATGCAATCAAAAACATGGGGATGATTCCTCAAGGTTATGTGGTTAATCACTACTTAACTGACACTGATGCATTCTTTATCAAAACAGATGTACCTAATGGACTTAAACACTTCACAAGAGCACCAATCAAAACCGCTATGGAAGGCGATTTTGATACTGGTAACGTGAGATACAAAGCTAGAGAAAGATACAGCTTCGGCTGGTCTGACTGGCGTGGTGTCTTCGGATCACCAGGTGCGTAATAGCAACTAAAACAAATTAATGAGGCGGCCTCAAAACCGCCTCATTTCGTCAATACAGTAAGAAATTCACTATGAAAAACTTCCGAATTCAAATCCGATATCAAGGCTATTATGCTGATTTTAATGTTGTGGGTGAAGATACAGCTAAAGGTATTGAAAAATCTATCCTTGACAAACTGGGAAAAAATGAGGTAAAGTTCGAGTCTGATGGATTTACCAGTAAACGTGGTAAAGCGATAACCTATGAGGAGGTTACAAATGACCGAAGACCTATACACTACAAAGAGGTCCTTGGAGTTAGAGTGGCAACAGGAGTACCTGAAGGAGGGCAAGTATAATATTAACATGTCCTATATTGATAAAAAAATTCAGGAAATTGTTAAAGAGATCATTGCCAAAGAGTTTGAAGAACAAGCACTTCAAACTAAAATAAACGAGGCCAAGCCCGAAGTTTCGATAGCCACTTAAGCGCTATCAAAAATCAACTTTTTACTACAAGATCACTTGCGCCAAATTCACATTTGGGTTATAGATTAATTACTATACAAATTAATTAGAACGTAGACGAGTATAGTCGACGGCCTAGAGACTACGTTCAGAAACTAGGAGGATTTAATTATGGCAAACACAACGTTTAAAGGTACGGTTAGAGCAGAATCTGGTCTGAAAGTATCTACACAAAGTTCTACATTAGGAACTTATTCTGATAAATTTTCAGTTGCTTCAACAGGTATTGTAACAGGAAAATTTGTTAACCACATTGGAGTAGTAACAGGGGTTACTTGTAATACTACAGCAGGGGATAGTGATAGTATTGGTGAATTTTCACAACCAGCTAATACAATAATTACTAACTGTTATATACTTTGTACAACTGCTCCTGTAGTGGGAACAGGCGATATCGGTTATGAAGTTGGAACATCAAGTTCTGGCGCACAAATCATAGCTGCACAAACTGATGAAATATTAGATGGTGGTACAACTGTAGTTCTGGGATCTATTACATATCCTGGATTAGCAACTTCTGCTGCAACTAATGGATTAGTGGCGATTACTCAAGATGGTACTACTCATGCAATTTCAGCGCAGTATACAGCTTCGGCACGAACTCTTTATTGTAATATCACAAATACTACGGATGCAACTACACAAGGTGCATTTACGTTTATTTTTGAATATATACAATTCAGTTAATAGACAATAAACTTTAATAGAGCGGGAGCTTCGGCTCCCTCTCTCTAATAGGAGGAAAAAATGGCAGACGCAGTAACAAGTCAAACATTATCAGATGGTGATAGAACCGCGGTAGTGAAATTTACAAATATCTCTGATGGTTCAGGTGAAGCATCAGTAAAAAAAGTTGATGTCGACACTTTAACCGCGAATTCACATACAGGAGCCGCATGTGCAAGAGTTCATATTACACAAGTATGGTATGCAATTTCAGGGATGAGAGTCGATTTAGAATGGAATGCTTCAACTAATGTTAAAGCATTAATTTTAGGTGGTGGAGTAACTTTAGAACCTACGAATGGACATTTTGATTTTAGATCTTTTGGTGGGATTAAAAATAATGCAGGAAGTGGCATTAATGGAGATATTGATTTAACAACATTACATCATACTTCTAATGATGCTTACACGATTGTTCTAGAGTTAAGAAAATCTTACTAGGAGTAGAAAATGGCAAATACTACTTCTGGAACAGTAACGTTCGACAAGACATTTGCTGTTGATGAAATTATCGAAGAAGCTTACGAACGAATTGGCTTACAATCTGTTTCAGGATATCAATTAAAAACAGCTAGACGTTCTTTAAATGTAATGTTTCAAGAATGGGGCAATAGAGGTTTGCACTACTGGGAAGTAGGCGATACCAATATTGACATGGTTGAAGGTCAAGCTGAATATATTTTCTATAGAGCTACGGGCGACGGTACTTCTGCAACAACAGCTGGAGGAACCACAGGAACATCTACTTATGGTTTAGCTGATGTTTTAGAAGCGACTCTTAGATCTGATAAAGGAGACACGGATCAAGCTGATTCTACGCTTACAAAAACAGATCGATCAACTTATTCTGGATTAGCTAATAAATTATCTAAAGGAACTCCCTCTAGATATTTTGTTCAAAGACTTATTGATAAAACAACAATCAATTTTTATCCAACACCCGATTCCTCTAATGCATCAAAAGACGTTCATATTTTCTTAGTCAAAAGAAATCAAGATGCTGATACAACGAATACGGATGCAACGGATATACCTTATCGTTTTGTACCTTGTATGGCGTCAGGACTATCCTTTTATTTAGCACAAAAATACGCACCACAAAGAGTTCAAGAATTAAAATTATTATAAGAAGACGAATTAAAAAGAGCTTTGGCAGAAGACGGATCTTCTACAAGCACTTATATAACTCCGGAGTCTTATTACCCGAGTGGATAATTATGGCATTTGCAAGAGGAAAATACGCTAAAGCGATATCAGATAGAAGTGGAATGGAATTCCCCTATAATGAAATGGTTAGAGAATGGAATGGTATGTTCGTTCATAAGTCTGAATTTGAAGCAAAACATCCTCAATTAGAACCACGAGGACATGGTGCAGAAGGACATGGTTTAAGGACTGCAAGACCTGCAAGAACTGAAAATGATGCTCTCGCTATTTTAGGCCCTGATCCTTTTTCAACGATTGCGTCAGGATCTTCTTATATTAATGTTTATGAAAGAAGTCATGGAAGAGATACCAGTGATACTGTTAGATTTAGAGGACCTATTTGGACAAGTTCTGATTCTGATGCTTATCAAGATCCAACAGACTTTGACGGTATTAGTGGATCTAATGTAGCAAAATCCGCTGGCTACTCGATTACCGTTGGTACACGAGATTCAAGCGGCACGGTTACGAATACCGATGACTACTACCACTTTACTGTAGATACGAATACTGCTACAGCTGGAGGAATCGCAGGAGGAGGCAAGAATTGTTCGGCTGGTCCGGCAACTTTAGAGGCTTAATATGGCAGGATTTACATACTCAACACTTACAACAGCAATTCAAAATTACACAGAAGTAGGAACTTCAGTACTTTCAAGTACAATTACCGATCAATTTATTGATAACTCCGAACTTAGAATACAGAGAGAAATTCCTATTGATGCCGATCGAAAGGAAATGATAGGTAATTTAACCGCTTCGAAAGATAATGTTTATGCTCCTGCTGGAACCTTATTTGTCAGAGATTTTCAAGTTTATACTTCAACATCGGTTGCGACAGGAGCCAATAGCTTCTTAATCAAGAAAGATATTAGTTATCTTAGAGAATACGATGCTGCTGAAACAACGACTGGTACACCTAAATATTATGCGATGTCAGGCGGAGCCGAAGGAACTGGAGCAACGTCTTCAGGTCGAATTACCATTGTGCCGACACCAAGCTCAGCTTTTATGTACAAAATTCATTATAATGCTAGACCCATAGGATTGAGTTCAGCAAATACGACAACTTTTTTAAGTCTTAATTTTGGCAATGGACTTTTATATGCGTGTCTTGTGGAAGCATTTAGTTATTTAAAAGGTCCAATGGATATGCTACAATTATACGAACAAAAATATCAAACCGAAGCACAAAAATTCGGTGGAGAACAATTAGGTAGAAGAAGACGAGACGATTATACGGACGGCGAACCACGTATACCCGTTCAGTCTCCGACACCGTAAGGAGGAAATATGAGTGATAAATCAAATTGGAAAAATAAAAATAGAGAT